TAAACTTATCATTTTTACCAACAATATAAACTTTACCATTATGACCTAATGCAGCCAAATACCTAATACTTTTATGCTTCAAAAAGAAAAGCAAATCATTTCTTGAAATAGCCAATCCATTAGGATGATTATGTATTAATATTAACTCTTTTTGTTCCTTTTTGTCAATAAATTCTAAATAATCTTCACTTAAATTTATTTCCCCAAGTTTTTTAGATTTTAAAGGCTTTATTGCCTGTATCACATCATCTGCATATAGCAGCACCATATTTTCAACATTTCTTTCCAATCCGTAATTAAGCACCTGCAAGCATTCAGTCAAAAATCTGTTTTTCTTAACCTTATCAGCTTTCACTATTGGTAAATCTGTTTTTATTAAATTCCTTATAGTTTCTTTCAAAATTTCTTCTTTAACTTCTTTCCAAGGGGTTTGGTAATCTTTTTCTTCCAAGAGTTCATTGTCAAAAAGTGCTTTTTTATTTTTGCCGCCAAGATATTCCCTTCGAAAATCTTCGTCTTGAACTTTCAGCCATTCTCGAGTTCCTGCACTCTCTTGGTCATAAACTGTATTACTTTCAAGACTTTCTCCCTCAAATATAGGGATAAGCGTACATCTGCAAGCGATAACCTCTTTTACAGGTGCTCCTAAAGAGGTATCCCCCGGATATAATAGCTTATAGCCACCTACTGTAAAAGGCTCTCCTTTTTTCCTCACCTGCCCGTCTGCTTTTTTGTGAGTTGCTCTTGTCCTGCCATCATTGGTTGCAGACCATTTGTAACCTATTACATTAGAACTAGCAATATAGCTTATATATGAAGCATAATTACAAGAAGATAAAACTTCTGTCCTTGCAATGGTTTCTGCTCTCTTAAAAGAGAAAGCGGTATTTTCTTTGATTTTTTCAGCTATTATATAACTTGAAGTACCATTTTCATACCCCTCAGTCAAAATCTCTTTAATAGATTTTTCTGTGGTTTCAGCAATTTCCTTAGACCATTTTATTTTTTTGTTATAAAGATAATTAGCTGTAAATTTATCAAACTTATTAAAATTAAATTTAATTCCAATATCTTTATAAACAAGTTCTGCACTATCCCTTATTGCTCCATACTGTAAATATTCCTCAAAGGACTTTTCTAACTCTATTTTAAAGTCATTTGACATGCTATCTAACATATCTTTAATATCAGATACTACCACTTTATTATACATTTCATCAAGATATTCATAAGTCTTATATTCTTTAGCTTTTTTAACTACATACAAGGTTTTACTGTTCCTAATCAAATCCATTATCTTATTTTGATACTCAAAAAACAACCTTTGAAGATAAATAGAAAAAACAGTTGTATAATCAACCGCTTTCTTATACCATATTTCATTTTTCAAATTTTCAAAATACTTTTCCTGCTGTTGTATAATCAATTTTTTCTGAACTTTTTTAGCTTCTTTTAAAATTAAAATGAGTGATATTCTTTTAATCATAAACATCACTCATTTCTCTTTCTATTATATTTATTAGCTTGTTAATTTCTTCATTTATGCTTTTATCAGCCTTTTCCAAATGCTTTTCCTGTTCACTTTCTATTCCTGCTGCCGTTGACATTTTTAATTTCAGCAATTCAAAAGGAATGTTTCCAAGTGTTTCACTCCATACTTCAAAATCTTTGCCAAGTGTTTCACTGACAAAATCATTTAACATATTTGGGGTGATTGCTCCAGCAGCATTTAAAGCATTTATTATTGTTGCCATTTGTTCAGTATCACTTATCTTTGGTCCTTTCAAGTAAACTTCACAATACTTTATATTCAATTCATTATTTATAATTTTATTGAACACATCACATATACGTTTCCTCTCCGGTATAAATATCTGCTCCTCTGCTATAGTTTTGGCTGTGTCTGCTGTTGCTCTGTTATAGTCCGTAGAAGCACCTGTATAAATAGGTGGCAGCCTAAAACTATCTCGTATCTTTTCCTTACCATCTTTCTGATAATTTTGAAATAAAGCGTCTTTGTTATTGGAGTCTGTAAGAGGTTTAATATCTATGTTCACTTTAGTGTCTGCATTCTTATTTAAATATTTATCCTCCTGCGACTCCTCAAACGGAGCAGCTTCTAATATTAATGCTTTATAAGCATTTTCTATTCCTTTACTATTCCTTATGGCTTCGGCACTTTCCTCTGTCAACTGTCCGCCATTTACCGCTATTGCAATAGGTAATATCTTCCCATCTGAAAAATACTTATAATTCAATACCTCTGATAATATATTGCCGCTTGCCGGAATAGATACGTTTATCCACGTTGGAACACCATAATCAGTATAACTTGAATGTATGTGAAAGTAGGCCACTTCTGTAGCCAATTTACCAGATGGCACATTATCTGAGTATTCTCCTGTTTCCAAATTCATAGACCTTGGGTCACCAAATTCTTTAAAATAAATTTTCTTTCCATTTACCATTTGCACAAATTTTTTAAACTTAATCATATTAGGAATTTGCTCATATGCGTTTTCAGTTTCTTCCCATACATTCAGTTCCACATTTGGAGAAGTATTTTTAACTAATCTAAAATTGCAGGCTCTTGCATATTCTACCGAACATACTTTGCCTGCACCATTTCTTATAACTTCTATTATTCCCCAACCAATGCTTAACATATCAACAACCATATCATGAATTATAAAATTAAAGTCCTGTAAAGGATTTAAATGTTTATATAATTTTCTAAGAGTTTCCCATTCTTTATCAGCTTCAATTTTTAATTTTGTTTCTTTACTTGAGTCAAAGTCATCTTTATATTTTATACCATATCCAAAGTCAGCAATGTTTGTTGCTATTGCTGTTATATTCTGTTTTAAACTGTCATTTCTATCTACTAATGCAATAAGGTCCCTTGGCTCATATGGTGGGCTTATAACATCTAAATTATAATCAAATTCATCTAACTGCCTTGAACCCTCAATTATCTTGTTAGCAACATCATCTGCTTTAATAATCGCTGTCTGAGCATTTCCTCTATTTACAGTAGTATTCATTCTTCTTTTTGACTTTCTGCTCATCTTCGCTTCTTTCCTTCCTTTCGTTTATTCTGCTTATCTTCAAATATTGGGAATACCGCCAATGCCACAGCGTCACTTCTATCCGGAGAACATAGTCCTCTTTCTTTCATTTCTTTTTTAGACTCTATTTTTATTTTTCCTGTTGCGGAAAATTGTTTACGTCTACTTGTTAATTCTCCTATGAGGTCAGAATCGTTTGGAATCTGTACTTCTTTTTCTTCCATTTTCTCCTTTAAAATTCCCCATAATAAAGTAACAAAATCTACATAGTACGCATGATTTACAGATATTGCAAAATTTACAGGAATAACTGAAAGCCAATCTAAATTTCCATCTACTCGCTGTATCTTTCTTATTTGGTCTGTAACTCCACCTCCTACACCCGTATCATCTATCTTGCAATAAACCCTTTTAACATTTCTATACTTTGCTTTTAGTTGTCTTGCAAAGTATACTGTCTTTTCTGCTATCTCAGTTGTATCGTTGCCATGATACACTTTCAACGGAAATATTTTATTATTAACCTTTATTGCAATTACGGAGTTATCATCACCAAATCTTGCAACATCAACTCCAATATCAACAGTTTGTACATCTTCAATCATCTCTGTTGCTAAAGAATTGCTCACTGCTGCACTTGTAATAAATACATCATCTTCATCTATTGGAAACTCTCCAAATACACGAACTCTTACAACATTACTATCTTTGCCGAATTTTTTTATTAGTGCCTGTATATTCTCCTTATTAGTCCTTTGGCTATCTAAGGAACTAACCTTATGACAACGATACATTTCTTTGTCTATATTATGGCTGTCATAGAATGTGCCGACTGATTTATTAGGATTTCCGCATAGGAGCAGTTTGTTATTTTCTCCTGATAAAGTTCCCAAAATAGCTTCCATTATTTCATCCGCCACACCAGAAGCTTCATCTACAATAAATAACATATTTTCTTCATGAAAGCCCTGCATATTTTCGGCCTTGGTGGCTGTCCTTGCCACCGCAAACCATCTTTCTTCCTGTCCTACTACATATATTCTTGTTTTAGTCCACTTAAGCAACTTTTTAAGTAATGGACTTTTGCTCTGCCATTTTGATATTTCCGCCCATAAAACATCATTTAATTGCTGTCTTGTGGGTGCTGTCGCTACCACTCTTGCAAAAGGAAAACAAGTTAAAAACCACAAAACAATCGCCGCCTCTAAACCTGTCTTTCCTACACCTTGTCCACTTCGTATTGTGACTTTGGGGTAATTTGCAATATCCTCCGCTGCTGCCTTTTGCCATTCATCAGGATAAAACTGCAACATTTCATTAAAAAACAATATAGGATTTATCCTATACTGTGGTATACGCTCTTTAAAAAATTTTTGCCGGAGATTATTCATTGACATCTCCTCCCAATACTGCACTTATCCAATCATTCACTGCCTCATCATTGCTATTTTGTAGTTTAGCTTTTTCAGCTCTGACTCTTGCCAAAGCTTCTATTGCTTTTGTCTTTTTATTCTGCACTGAGGATAATTCCTGTTCTAAACGAACAATAATATTGTCTTTATTAGTTGTTGTAGTTTCTATTTCATACCCTTTTCCCGGAAGTCTTTCTTTTGCTTCAACTGCTTTATCAATCATTCTGTTATATAAAGTTTCTTCTGCTTCATTTTTAAACATTCTCTTGGTTTCCGTTCTAACTACTCCATAAATGGCAACAGGCTCTTTAGAATTTCGGTACTTGTTAATTGCCTGTAGTATTCTTCTTTCTCTAAGAGAAAATAGTTGAATCTGTTCTATTAATAATGTTTCTTCATCTTTAGGCACTGTTTCCATTAAAGCCTGTTCCTCTTCATCCAATGTATCTATAAAAACAGGTTTATATCCTCCATGAATTGTCCTGTCTGGGGGTGGCTTGGGGTTTGGATTACCTGAGCCGCCTTTTGCGTTTTTATTTCCTGGTTGACCGCCACGTTTTTTCTTTTGCAACGTTGCATTATTTTCTGCATCTTTTTTTGCAACGTTGCATTTGTTTTTTTTTGACTTAGAACCCCAGCCATATCTATTTTTCCAACTACGAACAGTTCCATCTGAAACTTCTAATTTTTTTGCAATATCCACCATTGCCATTCCTTGTAGAAACAATTCTTCTGCTTCCTTTAATTTTTCACTTGGTGCTCTCGGCATCTCACCACCTCTCTCCCATTCGTTTTGCAACCGTATACAACAAAAAAAGGAGTAAACACTCCATTTCATATCTTTGTAATAAATTCTGCTTTAGAAAATCCCTGCTCTGACTTTATCATCATTTGCAAGAAGTCCTCTTTGGAAAATTCTGAAAGTCTAAATATTTCTTCTGGTTTCATACCAAGCTGTTTTCCAATTTCTTGAACTGTTTTTCCTTCTTTCATAAGTTCTTTTACTATAGCTTTCATAGGTTCAAGAAGATGTGTACCCCTTGCTCTATTATGAGTTACAGTACCATATATATTACCTGCTTTATCCTTATGCTCCACAATAACAATCGGAACTTTACCACCAAGCATAGATAATAATGGTTCATCTCCTGCCACAGTCCAGCGGTGAAATCCATCTATAATAGTCAAATCAGGTCTTACCACAATAGGCAATGTCCAACCATTTGTTAATATAGATTGCTTCAATAATTCTAAATTTTGTTTTGATACCTTATTAGGGTTATAATCATTTGGTTTTACTTTTTCCCTCTCTATCCACTGTAATGTGGATAATGGAAGCATAATATTATTATTTGACATTAGATATTCCCTCTTTCTTTTTGGCTTCATCAATATATTTTCCATAAATTCTTTGGTACAATGCTCTATATGACCGCAATTTGGGGTCACCTGAAACAAGTCCTTCATATATTGCTTTGTAGTCTTTGTTATCTGCAATAACAGAAACACTTAGAAAGAAGTTCCTATATCTTTCTGCCACATATCTTTTATGTTTCGTTTGAAAATTTCCTTCCATATCTGCAAACAATTCTAACAATGCCGCTTTATAATCTTTTTCAGCACTTCCTTTTTCATTTTGTCTACGAACTGTAGTATTTCTTCCAAACATTTCACTATCCCAATATAGAGCTGCTAAATAAGCATTAGGCTCTCTTTTTATTATTCGTTCCATAAGGTCGGGATAATACTCATTCATTTTTACAAGACTTTTGGCTGTATCAATAGAGAAAAACTGCGATACTCTTAATTGACTTTTTCTTGTTCCCGTTTGCCAAAGAAATAAATATATTTCAGGAACATCAACTTTTTCTTTCAAAAGATACAACCAAACATCATTATCTTTCCAATCATAAATTGGGAATATATGATGTCGTGCTGTCATTCCCTTGCCACTTTTAAGTACTTGTGCTATACTTTGTAATCTTTGAATAGACTCAGCAGTTCTAATACCTGTTATAGTGATACCTTCAAAACATCTCCTTGTAAGGAAATCTTGGTAAGTATCAATTCTTGGTTTTAACAATGGGTGATTTCTTATTGCAAAAGAGGGCGGTTGTCTTACCCATACAGCTTTTTTATAACTATCCCAACAAATAAATGTTTCATCATTTGATAATTCATTAAAACAGTTATAATGCTTAACCTCTAAGCAATACCACTCAAATTTTGCCCCAAGTAACATAAATTTTTTTCGCCATTCTTTTACCTTATCTTCAATACAAGAAAAAATAGCTTCTTCATCTATAAATTGTACTGTAAGCTGTGCTGGATTTATTTCTCCTGCTTGTATCATATTTACCACGAGCTGTGACATACAAAGGCTGTCCTTACCACCACTAAAGGACATATATACTGGTAATCCATTTTTAAATACATTTCGTATTCTAATTTTTGCAGCTTCCACTACATTGATACTAGACTCACATCTTTTTATAGCCATATTTTCTCCCCACATTTAGGACAAATGACAAATTTTTTAATTTTGGTGGTTTCCTCATCATTATTTTTAACTTCCGTTTGAACTGCTGAAGATATATTAACCTCACTATTAGAAGTATTATCTTGTTGCTTTTCTTCCTGCTGTTGTACTCTTTGTTCTTTTTTTTCTATACTTTCCTTAACGGACTGTATTTCATCTTCACTTAATATTCCATACTCTGAAATTTTTTCTGTAATATCTTCTGCTTCAGATACCATTTGTCTTAAAATCTCAGAATCATATCCCGGAATATCAAGGTCATTATGCAGTTCTTCAAGAAAATCATTTAATGTAGTTAGATTTTCAATTCCAAGGGAAAATATTTTATTATCTGCTATCATAAGCTTCTTTTTCTGATTTTCTGTTAAATCTGAATATTGATAAACATCTGCTTCCGTTTCTCCCATACGAAGCAAAGTAGCATACAGTCCATTACCAGCAAGAATAACTCTATTTTCATCAATAACAATAGGTCGAATTTGTCCAAACATTTTTATACTTCTTTCAAATTCTTTTAATTGTTGTTCTGTATGAATACGGATATTCTTTTCTGGTATTACTAAATCTGCAAGTTTCACTCTTTTTATTTCCATCTTTTTGTCCTCCAATTATATATTTATAGAAGGACAACGTATGATTTTTATGCCATCTGCAAATAGCAAATCCATTTAATTTATTTGAGTTAAAAATATTTTTGCACTTTCTATTACTTTTGCGGCTTCTTTTACAATTTCAGGCTCTATTTCGTATACCTCCTTCCAACCATTTTCAACAGAACCTGTCCATTGTCTTGCCGCCCAAGGGTGAGTGCCACATAAATATCCATTATGCCAATCATAAATAGGTGGCATTTCTATATTATAATAATGAATAAAAGCCAATATTTCCTCATGACTCCAATTTGCTAACGGACTATATCTTGTAACACCCTTTCCATCTGTATAAATATTACTTCCTTTTCCTACATAATTTCCATCTGCTCGTCTTCGACCAAGTAATAACATATCTAATTTTTTCTCTTTAAAATATTTTGCTTGCCCCCTGTGCTGCACTATATGAAACCATTGAGCTGCAACATTAGACTTTTGCGGAAACAGCATTTGCTGGTGGCTTTTTAGCCATTCTAAATCTTGTTTTGTATTGATAATTTCCAATTCAGCCGGCTTATGTTTGTCTACCCATTGTAAAAAGGCTTGATACTCTAAATTACTGACTACGAGTACACAAGCCTTTATTCCTGCCATATAACAAATATTCTCTAATACAAGAGAGTCTTTTCCTCCACTCCATGCAAATGATACATTTTTTTCTTTTGTTGTTTCTTTTATCTCTTTAACTGTCTGTTCCACTTTTTTATTGAGTTCTTCTTTTGAAATTATA